ACGGTGGCCAAACGCGAGTTCGCCGAGATCGACGCCAGCGCCGGCCTGGCCGCCGGCGGCATGTCGAGCAAGTTCGGCGGGGCGCTGTCGCTCATCAAGGTCGGCCTGGCGGGGGTGGCCGTCGGGGCCGCGGCCGGCCTCGCCGCCATCACCGGCTTCGGACTGAAGGCCGCGGCCGACCTCGCGCAGACCACCCTCGGCATGCAGGCGCTGTTGGGGTCGGCCGAAGAAGCCAAGTCGTTCCTGACCGACCTGCAGCAGTTCGCCGCGACTACGCCGTTCGAGTTCGCCGGCGTGTCCGACGCTGCTCGGCGCCTGCTCGTCCTGGCCCAGACCATGGGTCAGACCCGCGAAGCCGTCATCCCGATGCTCACCACCATCGGCGACCTGGTCAGCGTCCTGGGCGGCACGCAGGAGTCCGTCGACAGCGTGGTCCGCGCGCTGTCGCAGATGCAGTCGAAGGGCAAGCTCAGCCAAGAAGAGATCATGCAACTGGCCGAGGCCCTGCCTGGTTTCAACGCCAACGCGGCCATTGCCAGCCAGCTCGGCCTGTCCGTCGCCGACACGCTCGACCTGATCACTGCCGGTGGCGTCGACGCCCAGACCGGCATCAACGCCCTGCTGAAGGGGATGGCCGCCTTCCACGGTGCAGCCGGGGCCATGGCCGCCCAGGCCCAGACCCTGACCGGCGTCTTCTCCACGTTCAAGGACACCATCTCGATCGCGCTGACCGGGGCCTTCCAGCCGGTCATCCCAGAGATCAAGTCGGCGCTGGCCGAGCTCACGCCGGTCATCGGGTCGGCCATCGGCCAGCTGGCGCCGAGCCTCGGCGGGGCGCTGTCGGCCATCCTGCCGATTCTGGGCAAGCTCATCACGGCCATCGTGCCGATCCTGAACCCGATTCTTGACGCCCTGGGGCCCGTCCTCGACGCCATCGGGCCGGCACTGATCCCCCTCGGCGAGGCCATTGGCCAACTGGTCGTCGCCCTGGCGCCGGTGCTGCCCGTGCTGGCCGAGTTCATCGGCGTGCTCGCCCTGCTGGCCATCCCCATCATCAAACTGCTGGCCGCAGTCCTGGTGCCGCTGACGCCGGTCTTGAACTACATGGCGAAGGCCATCGGCGAGGTCGGCAAAGCCCTCGCCATGATCAACTGGACCGAGGTCGGCGCGGCCATCGGCGGCGCCTTCGCCAAGGCCTGGCAGGCCGTGTCCGAGTTCGCGGTCAACGCGGCCAAAGCCATCTTCGGCTTCGGCGCGATGATGGGCCTGAAGCTGCGCGAGTTCATCGCGGACATCGCGCTCTTCGTGATCAACCTGGTTCTCTGGTTCAAGGCGCTGCCCGATCGCATCCTCGAGGCCCTCGGCAACTTCGGCGCGCTGCTGGTCCAGAAAGGCCGTGACCTGATCACCGGCCTGTGGGATGGCATCAAGGGCATGGGCGGCTGGCTCTGGGGCAAGATCACCAGCTTCGTCAACGAGTTCGTGACCGGCCCGGTCAAGGCCGCCCTGGGCATCCACTCGCCCTCGACCGTCTTCCGCGACGAGGTAGGGCGCCAGATCCCCGCCGGCATCGAGGAAGGCGTGCGGGCCGGTATGCCAGCCCTGAACGACCTGGTGGGCCCGATCACGCCCGGCGCCGGAAACGCGGGCGGAGCCGGAGCCGGAGGCATGGCGTTCGGGGGCATTACGATCAACCTGGTATTCGGGGGCGGCACGCCGACCGAGGCCGACGCCCGAGCCATGGGGGCCGCGGCCGGCGATGCGCTCATGGCCCGCGTCCAGGCCCAGCGGGCCATCGCGCTGGCCGGGCGCACCGCATGACCGGGAAAGCCGAGATGACTGACATGGGGGGGCGAGTCCGATAGGAAACTACAATCCCCATCAGCCGGTCATTCTCGGCCAGCAGTGGGTGCCGATCCGGGACGAGAACCTCGTCTACTCGCCGGTCATCAACTCGGTCGAGCGCGGGACGGCCTACGCGCAGACGGTGACCCGCCAGGTCCGCGACGCCCGCTTCTACGTGCACCGCGCCCCCGCCGACTTCGTGTCGTTCCAGGTGGCCGCGGTCAACCTGTACCCATTCGGGCTCGAGGCAGACACCGGGCCCATCCAGCAGGTGCTCATCCCGGCCAAGTCGGTGACGATCACCGGCAACAACATCAGCCTTCAGAACTCCTCGTCGTACGCCGATGCGCTCTACCAGCCCGGCGACGACAAATACGCGACGTTCAACTACAACTCAGGCTCGTCGCAGTTGATGAGTTTGTTCTTCGACGTCTCGTCCTACCCGGTGCTGGCCAACAAGCGGATCCTGAACGTTTCCCTGGCCTACGCCGGCTCCGTCCAGGACACCGACGCGGTGGGCCTGGCTATCGACTACATCAATCCGCCCGGCACCAGCCTGACCGTCCTGACCCAGATGAACGATTTGGGCTCAGGCCAGCAGTTCACCGCCTCGTCCATCAAGAGCAACACTGGCACGCTCGGCGACCTGTCCACAGTGGTCGGGCGCACCGGCTCGTCCCGGGCGGACATGCAGGTCGCCTACGTCGACCTGGGCGACGTCAACAACTGCTGGAACACGGCCAGCCTGGGCTCGAGCGAGAAGATGCCGTGGCGGTACGCCGACCTGCTGCGCTTCGAGCCGGGCTACGGGGCCGGCCGCCAGCAGCTGCAACTGTCGGTGGCCATTCCGCTTACCGCCAACGGGTTCCCCGCCGGCACCGGCAACGACGTGCGCATGACGCTGGAATACGCGGCGCTGCGGGTCATCTACTGCGAAGAGCGCCGGGTCGCCTACGGGGCCCAGCAGTTCGGTTACAGCTACGGCATGAACCGGGTCGTCATGCGCGACCTGAGCCAGAACGCCGACCCGATCGTCCCGGCCGGGCTCTATACGCCGACCCTGTCTTTCGTCTCGATCGGTCAGATCGGCTTCGGCGGTAACCTCACCTCGGACTTCCCCGAGCTCAACGCGGCCCGCCAGTTGTACGAGATCCCCTCGCATCCCGGCGTGGAAGTGGACATTCCGTTCCCGCTGCCCGACCACATTGGCGACCCGTTCACCCTGGCCCCGCCCGGGTCCACCGGCACGATGATCCTGCCCCAGATCAGCCTGCATGCCTCGGGCGGGACGCTGACCGAACCGCACGTCTACGGCCGCCAGGTCGCCGCCCAGGTGTGGGGCACGAAGACGGCCATTCAGGAGATCTACGACGACATCTCGGGCTCGGCGGCCTCATACCCGCAGGTGCGCTACTATGCCCGCCGGTTCGGCAACACGACCGTGCCGCTGACGCTGACCGGCAACGGCGTCTTCACCGGCTCGACCACGTCCATCACCGCCGCGACTTTCGACGACCTGCCGGAGATCCTGGACGGCTGGCGCGAGGTCACCCTGCGGTTCACGACTGCGCCGAACATGGGCGCCGCCACCGGCACGCCCGGGTGGGTCTGGTCGGCCGCCGGCGAGTCCGCGGGCAACCGCTGGGAGGTGCTGGGCGCCAGCGCGCCCGCGATCTCCGGTGTCCCTGGTTCGCTCTACACGCTCGTCCCGTCGCCCAACCAGCTCGGCGCGGCCACCTACCAGCCGCCCTCCGGCGCTACCGTCGAGCTCACGTGGATGCCGCAGGGCGTGGCGTCGGTCTGGGTGACCGGCGCGTCCGCCGACGCCGCCACTGACGCGGTGCTCATGTTCAGCCAGGACCCGGCCACCATCACCGGGGTCGGCATCTCGCAGCTGACCCAGCCGGTGTCCGGCGTCGGCCTGCTCTGCGGCTCGCTGCCCTGCTGCATCCCCTCGGGCATCGGCTACCAGCAGGTGACCTGGTCACTGCCCGTCAACACGATCAACCTGTCCGACAGTTTCGCCCGCACCGTCGTGGCCGGCATGGGGTCGGCCGACGTCGGCGGCGCGTACACGACCACCGGCAACGCCAGCCAATACGCGGTCGACGGCACCCAGGCCACCATCACGCCCGACGGGGCTGGCACGTCTGCTGCGGCCACGCTCGCCGGAGCCCGGAACTTCGAGGCGACCGCGGTAGTCGGCCTCTCGGGGACCGCGGTCGGTGAAGGTCGAGCCGCCCTGGTCGGCCGGTTTGTCACGACCCTGGACCACCTGCAGGTGCTCGTGCAGGCCGACACCACGGGCACGACCATCTTCGAGATTCTGAACGCCTCGGTCGGATCGCTGCTCTCATCCACCATCACCCTGCCGTTCACCATCGGCGCCGGCGCGTTCATCAACCTGAAGATGTTGGTTCAGGATGTGCCCGGCGGGACGCAGGTCAAAGGCAAGGCCTGGCCGCTCGACGAGCCCGAGCCGGCACTGTGGACCGGGGAAGGCTTCACGGCCAGCCCGCCAGCCGGTACCGCCATCGGGCTTCTGGGTCGGTCCAACGGCCTGGGCGCGGTCGTCCGGTTCCAGAACTTCCAGGTCGGCCCGCCGTCGTACTGGTTCGGCGCCTACGAGTTGCAGCGCTACGACAGCGTGGCCGCCGCCTTCCAGACCATCATGCTGGCCACCAACCCCGGCCTGGCCTACTTCAACGACTACGAAGCCCGCGTCGGCATCCCGTCGGTGTACCGGATCCGCAACCTCAACGCCTACAACTTCGCCGGCGCCTGGTCGACCTACGTCACAGGCACACAGGCCAGCCCGGGCATC